ACCTGTGACATCTTAAAATATACATAGAATTTAATTTGTTTTAGTGATTTTTATTGGCGTTGATCGCCCCTTTATAGATTTAGGATCAACTTTATTACCATTTTGTTTAGGATTAAACATCTTTTTATGCGCCATCCAATACTCTGGTGCACCGACTTTAAAATTTTTGTGCATTTTCGCCTTATACCAAAACACGCAATCTTCTATTTTATTTGATTTCGAAGTGTTGTCCAATACTATACATTCATAGTTTTCTGTACAAGCGTCCATTACTTTATTGAACATATCAAACGTGGGAAAAATACCAAAGAATGATTTGTACAATTTTTCACGATTTTGAATAATGTTTTCGCGTAGTATAAACACGTAATCTACATTAGCACGTAATGCCGGTGGTAAGTCCATACAATACTGCATCGTTAACATGAAAAATATCTTCCAATGACGACCATTCATAAAGCATTGTCTGATACATGTATCACGCATAAACTTGTTATCATACATGCAATCATCCAGTAATAAGAACGCACCGGCGTTCTTTTTACCTGCACCTACTAATCTTCGCTGGCGTTCCATGACACGTTCAATAGCCTCTCTATCATAATCTCCATAAATGAACAGGTCTGGTACGTACTGCTGATAGTAATGATTACCTTCCTCTGTAGCGGATAAAACTATACCAGCTGGTAGGTGTTTTTTGTGCCATAGAATATCAGTAACTAGTGTTGATTTACCCGTGTTACGTTTCCCTATAAAAACACACACCTTGTCGTCTGCAATTTTACCTGGATTGAATTTTCGTAATCGTAAATCCATCTATAATAGTGCCCCGTTTTAATTCATAAAATTTTACTCACATCTATTAAGAATGGCAGGTCGCATGCAACTTGCTACCACCGGTATTCAGGACCAGTGGTTAACGGGTGATCCACAATTTTCATATTTTGTCACTATATTTAAAAGACATACAAGGTTCTCCACTGAAGCAGTAGAAATACCTCTTACCGGTGACATAGGATTTGGAAAATCCGTCCAGTGTAGAATACCTAATAACATAGGGGATTTACTTAGGAGTATTATACTTAAAATTAACTTAGGCAATCTCACCGCGAATGACACGTCTGGTAGTACGGATCATTACTATCTATACAATCCTTCACTGGGTAAAAATATAATAAAGTACGCTGACCTGCTGATAGGAGGGCAACTCATTGAGCGTATAACAGGTGATTACATAAATATGTATGATCAAATTTATAGCAATAAGGACGACGTGGAACAAACTCTTTATTTTTTGAATGGTCATGGCAATCACCTGACCGTTTCAGATACTTATAACACGTTTTATGTGAATTTACCATTTTACTTTTTTAGAAACCCAAGTTTAGCTATTCCCGTGTGTGCTATCACTAAACAACTCGTGGAAGTTCGTTTAACATTTAAGAATGTAGATGAAGATATAACGTTCAAATATAGTATTCCTACAGACGGAACTGTTAGACGAGAAAAAACAACAGAGGGTTCTATAGTAAACGCTTCACTTATCACGGATTATTACTTCATAACAGATGATGAAAAAAATTACCTACTTACTCGCCCGATGGAATATGTTATCACTCAGTTACAAAAGTCTACAATATCGTTCAAGCCAGCGGATATAAGCAAATCAGCTTTACTAAAGTTTAAAAATCCTACTAAAGAATTATTCTTTATAGCAAAAGAAACTACATCCCCAATAAGTGGACAGGTTTATGATTTATTACTCGATACAAATTCGGACGATCAATCGTTTTCAAGTATCGTAATCGGAAATGGAACACGATATAAACGGTCTGATCATAGAGCTATAAAACGTATAAAATTCACATGTAACGGGTCGACAGTATTTAATAAAACGGGTTCAGAATTAGCATACCATCAACCACTTAAATTTCATACAGGGTGTCCAGACCCTGCTTATGAGTTTTATATGTATTCTTTTTCATTAAAACCGGAAAAATATTATCCAACTGGGCAACTGAATATGAGTCGCATTTCTCATAAACATATCAACATAGAACTCGATGACACTTCTTCAACTCGTGATATAAATGTAGATGTTTACGCATTAAACTACAATGTTTTAAGAGTGCAGAGTGGTTTAGCGGGTTTAAAATTTTAGAGTGTAATATTAGAAATGGCTGGACGTGTTCAGCTTGCCACAACGGGTACTCAGGATATGTTTTTTACAGACAATCCCGAGTATACACACTTTATAAAGAATTTCAGGAAGCATACGAATTTTGCTATGTATGACAGGAAAGAAGAACTACATGGGGATGTTAAATACGGAAGTACTTTGAAATGTACAATACCGGCCGACTCTGGTCATTTGCTCCAATCTGTTCGTATACACGTAGATTTATCTCCATTAGAGCAGAATGGTACATATTACAAATACGTAGAGTCTATTGGCCATGCTATAATAGAACATGTAGATTTAATCATTGGAGGACAGTTGATACAGCGAATACCAAGAGATTGGTTACACATATACAGCGAACATTACATTACACAGTCAAAACAAACAAATCTTTCGAAACTGATAGGTAAAAATCCAGGTGAAAATAGTGGAGACTCTGTATCTGATACTATTGATGGGTATTTGGGTAATGCAGTGGCTTCAAGAACGTACATAATTGATATTCCGTTTTATTTTCATAACAATCCGGAACTGGCTATACCATTGCGGGCTTTTTCTAAACATGAATGTGAAATAGAAATTCAGTTAAGTAATAAAGAATTATGCATACACGATTACGTAAATATTACAAACAGACTGTATGACCCCAGTGAAACAACATATACGATTTCTGTGGATGCATCAAAGTATAGTATTTCTGGTTCTAATGAAACCAATCCTTCCCGATTTTTATCGGGTACCGGGGGTCCAATCGAAACACCGACTTTGACATTAATACGGGGAAATACATACACGTTTGGTCAACTTGACTCAAGTAATCAAACACACCCATTATTCATATCTACCACTATTGACGGGACGCACACTGAGGGAGGCGTTGCATATCCGGTATCCCATTTTACGATACCGAATCCATATGAACCTGGTACAGTAGTAAATAATTCATTCATATTTACAGTTCCTCTCGACGCACCCGATACATTGTATTATTATTGCAAAAATCACAGTGGTATGGGTGGTGAAATAATTGTACGTAACCAAACATTTGACAACAAAAAGGCTGTTATCAACTCTATAGAACTTTATACGGATATGGCACATGTCGATCGCACGGAACAAATAAGACTGGAAACATTGAAACGTGATTACATTATTACACAAGTGCAACAAAATCGATTTCAAATACCAGTTTCATCGGGTGATGGAAATGATACACTGAAATTCAGATTGAATTTTTCAAATCCAGTTAAGGAATTATATTTCGTGATCGCTAGGGTTAATAATAACAAGGTTATCCATAGTGTATTTAATTATGATCATCCATCTCAAATTTATCCAGAAAATGGTAAATATATCAATTACGAAAACCTGGTAGATTTAGAGCTCAATTTAGATAAGGAAGTTATATTAGATAAAGTTACCGGTAACTTGATAAACTTACGCGCAGTTCAAAGTGGTATTCATCATTCCAGAACACAACTGTTTAGACGCTTTTACTCGTATAGTTTCGCTCTTGAACCAGAACGTTGGTATCCAACTGGTCAAAGAAATTTTAGTACTATCAAAGATCAGCATGTAACACTAACATTAAACAATAATACCAGTGATATAAGAGAACTTAGAGTTTACGCACTTAGTAATAATATATTACGCATCCAGAATGGAGCCGGACGACTTATCTTCCCAAATGGCCCAATCGGCGATTGATATTATTACACCAGTATTGGAAACTGCTGTGGTGTTGTCAGGACATTACGCCAGGGCGTGTGGGCGTGACACGATTCTCGCAAAGGATATGGAGTATTGTATGAAATACTGCGCTATGCATACAGTGGGTCAGCAAATTGGTACATATTTTCCCGATATTTACACTGACGAGGATTCGGAAGACGAGGATGAGATTGAGATTGAT